TCAGGTCTGGGCTCAGGTCGGGGATCAGGTCGGGGATCAGGTCAGGGATCAGGTCAGGGCTCAGGTCTGGGCTCAGGTCGGGGATCAGGTCTGGGATCAGGTCCTCCGGGAGGCCGCAGGCCTCGTCCCCCGGGCCTACACCGTGGGCCAGTTCGACGCCGGATGGCTCAGCTTCTACGACTTCTTCCGCGACGTTGCCGGCCTCCAGCAGGAGACGGAGGCGCTGGCGGGCCTGTTCGCCATGGCCGACTACGGCTGGTGGTTTCCCTTTCGAGGCCTCTGCATCGTCACCGAGCGCCCCAGCTTCCTCCGCCGAGACGAGCGTGGCCGCCTCCACTGCGAGGACAAGGCGGCCATTCTCTACCCGGACGGCTGGGGGCTCTTCGCCTGGCACGGCGTGCGCGTCCCCGAGCGGGTCATCACCGAGCCTGACTCCATCACCATCGGAGAGATCCTCGCGGAGCCGAACGCCGAGATCGCGCGCGTCATGCTCGAACGCATCGGCCCCGAGCGATTCATGGAGGGCTTTCGGGCAGCTCCCGGCGCAAAGGTCCTGAACGAGGACGTAGACGGAGCCGGCCAGCCGCGAAAGCTGTTGCGCTTCGACCTGCCGCGCGGCCAGCAGGACCGCTTTTACACCGCCGTTCACGTCACGTGCCCGAGCACAGGGCACAACTACCTGCTCCGCGTCCCGCCCGACACGCTCACGTGCGCCGAGGGGGTGGCCTGGACGTTTGGGGTACCCACCGGCACCGCGTTCGCGGTGGAGCAGTAAAGCCCCGCTCGCACGCGGACCAGCCCGGAAGAGGAACAACCACATGTCAGCAGGAAAGACCGCGGAAGGCGGAACCAAGCTCCAGTTCGAGGCAACGATCTCGGGCGTAAAGCCGGTCATTGCCAAGCCCGACCAGTACGGCGGGGGCCCGAAAGGCGAGCTCCAACTGACGCTGCGGCTCATGCAGCCGGAGACCCCGCGGCCGCCGCAAAAGCCATATCCCTACTCGCAAGGCACGCGGCCGAAGAAGGAGGGCGACGAGCAAGCACGCTGGGATGCCGCCAAGCTCCGAGATGAGCAGGCCACCGCCGAGTACGAGGCAGCGATGGAGCGCCACGCCGAGCGGATGGCCGCTCACGCGCCCCGCCTGATGCAGTACGCGTCGATGGTCGGGATCGCCACTGTATTTGGCTCGACGCCCGTTCAGGTTGTCATCACCCCGCTCAACCAGGACCTCATGCCGGGCTTCACCGCAGTTCTCCTCCCGGAGCCCGCTGAGCGCGCGGCCCCACCGGCCGCCCTTGCTGGCGGGAGCTACGAAGCCGATGAGGAGGATGACGAATAGTGGGCAGCAAACGCGCACCAGCCGCTACCGCAAGCGGAGAGGACCTGGTCCTGCCGGATGGCAGCAAGCTCAGCGCCGTCATCCGCGATCTGGTGGCCACCGGCGCCCGTCCCCATCGCTGGGACGAATTCATCGCCCACACGGGAGCATCGAAACAGCAGGTGACGGCCGCATTCGAGGTCATCGCGGAGGAGGACGGCGTCACGCTGACCGCCACTCTCGCCCGAATGCTTTTGGTCCCCGACTTCGACGATAGCCCCGATGAGTCCTCGCCGCTCACCAACGCCCTCGCAGCCGCCCTGGACGATGACGCAGTACTGCACCCACCGCACGCGACCGTGATCCCGCTGGGGCACGCGTTCGTGCCCGGGAAGGGCCACGCGGTGGATTGGGAATTGTCACCGGATGATGAGTGCGGCGACTGCGGATTCCTGTACAGCGACCATAACCCGCTGTTTGGCCAGGACCCGCCAGCGCCGGGCGAAGTGATGGCCACCGGCTACGAGAACGGTGAGGCGGTAGACCGGCCCGCTACCAAGCCGAGAGGGACGGCCGCAGAGGATGCCGCCTGGCGCTCACTCCCGAACATGCCCGACATGACCGCCTGGGGGACGGACGGCGGGCTCCGCGTGACACACGGCGAAGCGAAGCTCCACGGCACCATCCGTCTGCCCGACAAGCTGGCGGAGATCACCTACGGGGAGGAGTTCGTCGGGATGGTCCGGTTCAAGGTGGCCTACCCGCAGTACCGCCAGAACGCGCACCAGGAGGGGAAGGTCGCGACCTTGCACAAGGTCATCACGGTCGACCTGCTCACGCTGGAGTCCGTGTCCGGCCCCTACCCGCCGAGCCAAGCGTGACCATCGAGCCGGAGCGCGTGACCTTCCTCGTGCCCGGAGAGCCCATCCCCCAGGGCTCTTCCCGCGCGATCACCAATCCGCGCACCGGTCTCACCACCATCATCAGCGACAACCCGCGCCTCCGTTCATGGCGGCGTGAGGTGCGGCGAGTCGCCCGCTTCTACCTCACCGAGTCGCGCGGCTATCCGCTCTCAGGCCCGGTCGAGCTGCACCTGTTGTTCCGCATGCCCGCACCCAAGGCGCTCAGTCGCGCCAGGCGGCACACCACCGAGCCGGCCAAGCTGCCGGACGTCGACAAGCTCGTACGCGCCATCTTCGACGCGCTATCGAAGGACAAGAGCACGCCCGGGCTTGGCTATCGCGACGATGGCCAGGTGACGCGGGTCAGGGCCGAGAAGATCTACGCAGTGGAGGACAGCGAGATGGGAGTCATCATCACCATTGGGCCCAGCCGTCGGAGCCCCCTGCTGTGAGGGTGGTCGAAGCTCCGCGACGCCGCGCTCCCTGGACGCCGGAGGACGTCGCGGTCATGGAGGCGATGTTCGAGGAGGGCGCTACGGAAACTGCCGTCGCGAAGAAGCTGGGGCGAAGCGTCGATGCCGTTCGCGTCCGCCGCAAGCGCGAAGGCGTCCCGTCCCGCACCGCGACAACCCTCAACGCGCGCAAGGTCGCCCAGATGCTGGGCCTTTCGTGCGCGAAGCAGGTAGTGCGGTTCCGTGATCTGGGTTACCTGCGCGGCCGCCAGGTGGGCAGGCGTGGGAACAACAAGCAATGGCTCTTTCAGGAAGACGGCGTCCTTGCCTTCATGCAGGACCCCCGAGGCTGGCCCGGATGGAAGCCCGAGCGAATCCCCGACCCGGTTCTCCGCGAATGGGCACTCGAACTGCGGAAAGGAGAAGAGCGGACGCTTTCACAGGCGGAGGTCGCCGAACTCTTCCACGTCGACCGTGATTCGGTTGCAGCGTGGCTTTACCGCGGGCATCTCCCCTTCGTTCAGTTCGGCCGTTCCAACCGCCGCGTGCCAGCCTCCGCACTGCGCGGGTTCGTCCCGCCCTGCGATCGCCCGAAAGGTGGATACGCGATCAAGCGATATAGCGTGGAAGAAGATGCGCGACTCCTTGAGTTGAGAGCTGCCGGCCTGTCCTGGTCGCGTGTCTCCGCGGAGATGGACCGGAGCCTTGGGAGCGTTCACCAGCGCGCGGCAAGGATCGGCGCACGATGATTCGTGGCGAGCGTCGCGACTGCGTTTGCTGCGGCGGGAAGGGCGCCGCCATCTGGCCATGGTCCGCCGACCGCCACACCGCGCCTCGCTGCGATGCCTGCCGGAACCGCTGCGTAGTCCGCGCCAAGTTGTACGTCTGCCACGTGAATCCGGTCGCCATCTGCGGAGCGCTCCTGCCGCGAGACAGCGCCCACGCCTGTGCGAAGCCGGACCGGCACGAGGGCGCGCACCGGTCGGCAGGCGGGATTCTCTGGTGCGCCTCCTCCCCATCAGAGTCGTTGGCGTAACTTTGACGTATAGCTGATTTGAGTGGGCCGACCCCACCCTCAACAGGATGGCAACCGAAGCCCGCCCAACAGGCGGTCGCAGACTACCTCGCCTCGGGCTACTCCGCGTACCGCACTTCCCAGGTCGCACGCGATCCGGACACGGGCCGGCTCATTCCGCTCCGCACCATCCAGCGTTGGCAGGCCGAATCGCCGGACTTCCGGGAGTACGTCCATGCCCTCCGCGCGCAGGTTCGCGATGCCCAGGTGCCGATGTTCCAAACGAGCATCGCCCTCAGTCAGATAGCCCTCATTCAGGGGCTGACCGGTGAGCGCCCTGCCGACGACCCGGTTGTTCTCCTCGCTGAGCGAGTACTCGGGCGGACCCTCCATAAGCTCGTCGCGGCTGACGATAAATTTGCGGCCGCAGCTATTGATGCGCTCCGCAACGGCGCTCCCCGACTCGTCGGCGGAACCGGACCCGGAGCCGAGCAACCTGCTCACCCTCAAGCCCCGGAGGACGTTCCTCCAGCTTCTTGACCACGTCCAGGTTGAAGGCGACGGCGACGAGGGCGGTATTGTCCCCTTCGAACTGTGGGACCACCTCTACGAGGCAGCCAAGCGCTGGTCCAGCCACACTCGCGACAACCCGGCCAGCGAAATCCTGCTCAAGGCTCGCCAGGTCGGGATCAGCACTCTCGCCCAGGCCTACGCGCTGTTCGTCGCGATGGAGCGCCACGCCAACGTCCTCGTCATCAGCAAAACGCTCGAGGACTCCAAGGACTTCGGGCGCAAGCTCCTGGTCATCTACGACAACCTGCCGAGCGAATGGCGCGAGGTCACCACGACCCGCAACACCGAACAGGTGGCCTTCGCCGGCGGCGGCCGCATCCAGTTCAAGGCGCCGTCGCAGGATGCCGGCCGCGGGACGGCCAACGCTCTCGTCATCATCGATGAGGCCGCGTTCCAGCCGTGGGCAGGGACGAACTACCGCGCCTACCGGCCGACGATCGCCGCCGGCGGGCAGCTCCTGGTCATCAGCACCGCCAACGGCGTCTCCAACTGGTTCGCTCGGACCTACTGGAAAGCGAAGAAGCGCGCCATGCCCTACCTGGCCGTCTTCCTCCCCTGGAACGTGCGCCCCGGCCGGGACGCCAAGTGGCTGGCGAACGAAAAGGCGGCATTCGAGGGCGATCCGGATGACTTCGGGCAGGAGTATCCCTCCACCGAGGCGGAGGCATTCGTCGCCAAGACCGGCATCGTGTTCCCGCAGTTCAACGAGCAGCTCCACATGCGCGAGGGTGACCCCGTTCGCTGGGAGGACTGCGAGTACCGCGTCATCTCAGCCGACTACGGCGGGGGCGACCCTACCGCGGTAGCAGCGTGGGGCGTCTACAAGGTCACCAACGGCGCCGAGCGCGGCCAGTACCGCGTCCACGGCTTCGGCCTGTTCTACCGGCCGAGCGGCGCGGTCACGGTCGACGAGATGGCCGGTTTCATCGCCCCGTGGCACGAACGCGCGCCCATCTCAATCGGCCAGATGGAGCACGACGCCACGGTTAACGCGAGCCTCGCGACGCTGATTCGCGGCGTGCAGTTCGAGGCAGCCGACAAGCGCCGCGGGACCGGGCTGGGCACCGTCGCGATGTTCCTCTCCAACAACTGGGTCACGTTCAACGCGGTGGCCTTCGCGCAAATTTCCCACGAGTTCGCCTCCTACCGCTGGCTGCATCGCCTCGACCCGAACGACAAGGACCGTTACGCGACCGGGACCCCGGTCGACCACCACGCCGACATCCTGGACTGCCTGAGGTACGCGCTCATGTACATCTACTACCGCCTGATGAAGGAGTCCGCGCCGCCGCGGAAAACGCGAGAGGTCCGCTACTGATGAGCATGGCCCCGAGCGCACCCGCCTCTCCCTCGCCCATCGACCCGACGCTCGACGTGTCCGAAGCCGAACTGACCCCGGCCGAACGCAAGCGCCTCTCCGATCAGTTCCTGCGCCGCCGGAAGCAGCGCATCGCACCCCCGACGCTCGAGTACATCACCATGTGCGCCGACCAGGGCCGCACGCTCCTGGCCGAGTCGCACAAGGACCTGCAGAAGCTGCGCGCGACCAGGAACCGCGAGACCAAGACGCCAGAAAAGCTGCTCATGACCTACGAGCACACCGAGCGCATCTTCACCGGCCTGACCAACACCGAGATCAACAAGGTCAACGCGACCCTCACCCGGAACATGCCCGAGGTCTGGATCGCCTCGGACAAGGGAGACGACCAGCAGAAGTTCTTTGAGACGCTCATTCAGGAGCTGGAGACGCGGAGCATCTACGGCCTCATCGGGCCGATCTTCGACAGCCTCCTCGAATGCGGGCTGGCCTTCTGGGAGACGTACAAGCGCGAAGAGATCGAGGACCTCGACCTCGAACAGTACCCGGAGGAGACGCCGGCGGAATACCGCAAGCGCGTGCAGCCGCTCTTCCGCGCAGCCGGCCGCATCGTCAACGTGCGGGCGCTCGACCCGCTGTCCGTGGTGTTCGCCATCCGTGACGAAGAGCTGCTCTGGGTGGCCATCTGCGAGGACAAGCCGCGGCCGGTCGTCGAGCAGGAGTACACCGACATGAAGCTGCGCGAGCACTACGCCGCGCGCGACAGCAAGGCGCGATCGGAGGGCATCGATCCGGACACGCTGCCGGAGGAGGGCGACCCCGGCGTGCCCTCGTTCAACGGGAAGGGGATGGCGTCGGCGACCGGCACAGTCCCGACGATCCGATTCTTCAATAGGCGCTGGTACGCCTACATCGCGGACGGCGTGTTTGTGGAGGAGCCCACCGAGCACGGCTTCCCGCGTATTCCGATCTCGATGGCGACCGGGATCGTCACCTCGCACTCGCGCCTGGCCAACAAGTTCCAGGGCATCGTTCCCGGCATCGCCGCCCTCAACGACGCGATTGACACGCAGGTGACGGCCGACAACGACGCCAGCCTGACCTATGGCCGCGCCAAGTTCATGGAAGAGCGCAGCTTCCCCCCGCCCGGCTCAGCCGACGCGATGGAGGAGGACGACGGGCCCCCGGTGGACCTGCGCAACCCGCTCGAAGTCATCCGCCCGGGCCGCGGGTCGAAGTTCGTGAACATCTACGCCGGCCTGGACCTGAACCGCAACGCGCAGATGGAACAGCGCCTCCGCGGCTACTGGACGCACGCCACACTCAACGAGGTGGCGAGCGGGGAGAGCCCCGGCGCGAGCCCTGCCGGCTACACCGTGAACGCGCTCCAAACGGCGAGCCTTGGCCCCTACGGCCCGTTCCTCCGTGGCTTCTGCCGGGGGATGACGGACTGGGCGGAGATGATGCGCGAGTACTACTCCTCCCTCGGCGTGCCCATCTCCATCCCCGCGCAAGAGAGCACCAAGGCCAGCGAGCGCTGGATCGTGGTGAAGCCCGAGCAGTGGGACGACACGCCGATCCGGGTGACCATGACGCCGCTCTCGGACCAGCAGAAAACCGCCGTAGCGGCCGAGCTGGCCCAGCTCACGCACGACGGGATCATCTCCCGGTACACGGCCGCGCGCGTCAACCCGATGGTCGCTGACCCCGAAGAAGAGCAGCTGCGCATGGACCTGGAGACGGTTCACCCGGACCTCGCGCAGCGCGTCTATCAACAGACGCTGATCGAGGTGGGGTTAATGCAGGACCCGGCCGTGGCCGCCCAGCAGCAACAACAGCATGAACTGGCGATGGCCCAGGCGAAGGCGGCCGGTGTTGGCCCACCAGGCGGAGAGACGGGCAACGCCGGCGCGGACATGCCCCAGCCGAATCCTCCCAGCGTGGGCCCGGAGATGGCGCAGGCCAGCCAGGGGCAGGGGCGGCAGCCGGTGCCTGAGTCGACGCAGATGGCGGGGAACGGCGCCGGCGGCGGCGGTGGTCCGCACGCGTTGGCCGGAGGGGAGAGCAGGCCGTGAAAGGTGAAGTCGCCCGAGCCGTCCCGAACGATGCCAAGTACTTCGCCCGCTACGCCGAGGCAGTGAAGCGCGAGGCGGACACGCTGCGAAGCGTCTTCCGTGCCTCCATCCTTGCCGCCCGCATCCCGCCTGGAGCCGTGCCGAAGACGGAGCAACAGCAGTTCTCGGAGCTGTCGCAGCTGCGGCAGACACAGGACCCATCGTTCACACCGGAGCTGGAAGCGCTCTGGCAGAAGCTGGCGCGGAAGTTCGCGCCCCAGGTCGTCAACGCACCGGTAGCAAGCCCATTCGGGCAGACGGGGGTGTTCCATTGATTTCGCGTAAGACGCGCATCCGAAGCATTGCCACGCTGAACCCGCGGTTCGCGCGAGAGAAGTTCGTCACCGTTCGCCCGACGTATCGCGTTGTGGACCGAACGCCGAAACAGCCCGCAGAGGAACAGAAGGAGAGCGAGGAATGACCCACTCAGGGAACCCCGGCCAGTTCACACCGGTTGTCTGCGGCGTGTGCGGCAGCGTGCGGAACCTCGCCCACTCCGTTGAGAAGGTTGGCCGGCTCACGCTGGCGGGGACGGCTGCCGTACCGCGGCCCTGCCCCGTCTGCGAGAACACGGCGAAGCTCGACGCGATTCTGCGGCAGATCACGGTCGCCCAGGCTGAGATGGCCGCCATGGAGGCGCAGGTGCCGCAGGAGGCTACTGGATGAGCAAGGTAACCAAGTCGTTCGCCGAGAAGGTAGCGGCGCAGATTGGAGCACCAGCCGATCGCGTCTTCGAAATCCTCAGCCAGTGGGAACCATGGGAGAACGCGAATGCGGCCCACAACCCGCTTGCCACGACGCAGCGCGCACCCGGCTCCGGCCCACTCGGCGGCAACCCCAATCAGAACAACGGCAACCCCGTGCAGGAGTACCCATCCGAGGACATCGGCGCCAAGGCCACGGCCGACACGCTGCTTCACGGCGGGGGCGGCTATCCGGCCATCCTCACCTGGCTGCGAACGGGGGAATTGGATAGCGCGGCAGTCGCCAAGGAGATCGGTTCGAAGTGGGGGACGACCGGCTTTGCGAATCAGGTTGCGAAGGGGGCGGTGAAAGTCGCGCCCTCGACGCAGGCTGCCGCCTCGCCCGCAGCAACGAGGAGTGATATCGGGCTCCCACCAGAACCGCAGCTCAAGGATTACTTGGGGAAGCCCCACAAGCTCACGCCCCAAGAGCAGGCAGTCGTCGCAAAGCTGCCGCCCATCCTGCGGAACTCCCTCAACCGGCCGTTGTCCACCGAGGAGGCCCAGGCCGCGTGGCAGGCCGACCACGATGAGTGGCTGACCCGGGTTGCCGCAATCACCTCGATCAACAAGAACAGCCGAGCGGACCAGCCGAACGACTACGGCCCCGTCCAGGCCGGCATCGCTCAGCAGGGAGCGGACACGGCCGCCCTCAACTCTCAAATCAGCCTGCTCAACACCCAGGTCAACGCCGGCCAGATCGACGCGAACACGGCCCAGGCGAAGCTCACCGCATGGCTTTCAGAACGCACCCAAGCGCAGAACGAAGCCAAGATGATCGCCGACGCCAAGGACCAGGTCATCAAGTACGGCGTGGCGCCCGGTCACGAGAAAGACACCGCGTCCCAGTGGGGCGATGCCTTCGTGACCTTCGCCAAGCTGCTCGGCGGCAACGAGAACAGCATCCCCCGCGACTTCACCGGGCAGACGATCGCCCTCGACCCGGAGGGCGACCTGCGCCGCATGCGCCAGCAGAACGGCTCGGACGGCCCCGCGCCGGAAATGCCGTCCAGTACTGCGATGGCCGATCTCGTGAACGGAAGCGGGCTTCTGGGTGGGGCCGGTGCCATTCCGCCGCCTCCGGACCACGCATTCGGTGAACATCCCGGCGACTCTGAGTCGCCTGTCTCGAACGTGACAGGGCTCATCTCCTCGTACGCAGCCGCGAACCCCGGCACGAGCGGTGGCTTGCTGTCGTTCGGCGTTTCTCCCGGCTCTCCAGGCGCACTCACCGGCGGGCGAACCGATCTGCCGCTTATCACCCTCCCGTCTGGATACGGGGCAACGAGCGGGCTTGGAGATGCATCCACGCCCGCGAACGCAACTGGAAGCGGCGGTTTGCTCGCCACCATCCTCGAGCAGCAGCGCAGGCTGCGTCTTCGCCAGGGGGTGGCGTAATGCCCAACACGTGGGACTCTTCGCGACAGGCATACATCGACGGCCTTGGCCACCAGTGGGACAGCGCCACCGGCACGTGGGGGCCAATGTCGGCGCCCCTGCCCGGCTCGGGCGGCTCCTCAGGCGGCAGCGGCTCGACCGGGGTGGGCCAGGTCAGCATCGGCAACCAAAACCGGCTCGACCAGGCGTACATCGACAGTCTGGCGGCGGCGGCCCAGCTGGCGCGTGACCAACTCACGGCGACCTCCGCCTACCAGACCGGGCAGCTTGGCATCTCTCAGCAGCAACTCGGGCTTTCGCAACAGCAGCTCGCGAACCAGCGCGCGACCGACGCGGAGAACGCCCAGTACCACCTCGCCCAGCTCGGCCTCACCCGCGAGCAAATCGACAAGCAGTACCAGATCGACACGCAGCGGCTCGGCATCGAACGAGCGAACGAGATCCGCCAGGAGAAGCAGGACGCGGCGGCCAACGTCCTCGCGCTCGCGAACTTCAACCTCAACCGCGACACGCTCAACGCCGGCATCGCCGACAAGAAGAGCGCGGCCAGCATTGACGCGCTCAAGTGGCTGGCGGATCGGTCGGGGCCGCAGGACTGGACGCGGCAGAACTACATCGAAAACGGGATGGACGGACCGACTCCCACCGGAACGCTCACGTTCTCCCCGCTCGACATCATCAACCAGAACTACAAGCCCGTGACGACGGCCGCCCCGGACCTCCAGGCGGCGATGGCAGGGGTCGGCAACGGTCTCCTCAGCTCAGTGGCCCAGCCTGCCGCGGCTGCTCCGTCCGCGCCGGCGACGACCTACAGCCAGCCGAGCGCAAGCCCCGGCGGCGCGATGCAGGCCAGCGGAGGCGGCGAGAGGAGCCTGGTCGCCAACCAGCAGAACCTCACGCCTGCCCAGTGGTCAGCCACGCAACAGCGCGCCGCTGCGATGCAGACTGCCGGCGGCGGCAACGGACTCCTCAGCGGCGTGTCCGGCCAGCTCAGCCAGACCCCGGCCGGTTCCGGCTACGGCGTCACTCCTCCGGACGGGTACCAGATCATGCCGGACGGCACGGTCCGAGCGGCTCCGGCGCGCACGATTCGCGCGCTTGCGGGTGGCGGCACGACGGGCGGCGCGGCCATCGTGGGCGACCGTCCCGGCCAGTCCATGAAGGAGATCAAGGCCGACCCTCACACCGAGATCGTCTACTCGAGCATCAACCCGGACACTGGGAAGGCCGAGCTCGAGGTCCTGCCCCACGAACGTCTTGCCGGCCTGCTCGACCAGGCCATGGGCCGCAAAGGAGGGGCCATGCACTCCGTCGCGAAGATGCCGGCGGCACTGGTGGCGATGCTCCCTCGGGCCTACGGCGGCTACTCCTCCTGGACGAACGGCGGCTACAACCGACAGCCCGACGGCGCGGGCATGGGCACCTCCGCGACTCCCGGGCAGCTCGCCCAGAACGTGAACGGCAGAGTCGGCCCGGTGCCGATTTCTGGCATGCCCGGCCAGGGCGGCAACTACTCCATGCAGACGCCACAAGGGCAGGCGGGATCGGTATGGCAACTCCCCGGTGAGGGCTTTGTCACGAACCAGGCCGGTCCCGACTCGGGCGGGCCGGACAGCGTGCGAGCGCAGCCGGGCCAGCTTCCCGGGCCGATGACGGCGCCCGCGGCCGGCTACCCCGTGGGTGGTGGGCTTCCAGGAGGAACCCCCATCCCGGAGTCAGCGCCAGGCCAGATGGTGAACCAGGCGGGCTCAGGCGCGGGCACGGCGGGCGGGCTGCTCAGCGGCATCCCCGGCGTCGACGGGCTGAACAATACCGGCGCGCCTGCGGCGAACTTCGACAACCCCGGCCAGTACGACCCCTACCGGATCCGGGTCAACAAGTACTCGGGCGACACCATGAACAACGCGCCGATCCTCCGCAAGCTGCGGGGGACGATGGGCACGATCGGCTTCCAGGGCTACGGCAAGGATGGAAACTACATGGGCGCCATCCCGTCCCAGGGCATCACGAACCTGCCGGTGCAGCTGAACATGCGCACGCTGCTGGGGCTGAACCCGGGTGAGCTGAAAGCCGGTCAGGCCGCGTACGACAACCCCGAATCGGGCCTGTCGTGGGCCAACATCGTCTCGATGGCCCAGGCCGCGGCGCCGAAGGTCGGCAACTTCGGGCTGGCGAGGGCGCGGTGAGCCTCTACGACGAGCTGGTGGCGATGAGCCGAGAACTCGATCAGGTCCAGCCCAAGACAGTCGTCTTGGAACTGACCGGCGATCAGGCTGCGAGCATTCGACGCGCAATGGCGACGCGCCCTCCCAAGAAGATCCGCCAAGGTGCGCGCAAAGCAGAACTTCGACGGCGAGGGCTGCGATGAAGACGAAGACGTTCACGATCGACTGGCGCTACCACTTCACCGGCGGCTTTGCCTTCGCCGAACACCGCGCCTTCGTCTGCCAATGCCTGCCGATGGTGCGGCCCCTGTCGGAACATGGCCCGCGGATCTTCGGGCACCGCCAACTCTTCGAAAGGTGGATCGAGCCGTGATGAGCCGACAGATCCTGATCGGGAAACTCGCCGACGACGAACTGAACGAATACCGCCTCTACCAGGCGCAGCGATCCTCGCTCGAAGCCAACCCCGACAAGTACTCGAAGGAGGAGGGCGAAAGCATCTACCTCCGTGGGTTCCGCTTCTGGGGCCGGCTCTGCGAGAAGTACGAAATCGAGGGCCAACGCGAGTTTCGCTGCGACCCCAATTCGGGAGTGCTCTGGTACCAGGAGGAGGACTGATGCCGACCACATGGCGACCATGGGAACCGGCGATCGCCAAGCTGCAACGGGACCGCGCGCAGTGGGAGACGATGCAGCAGACCGTGCTCAACGCTGCGGCGAAGGGCGGCATCCACGCGGCCGCGGCCGCTGTCGCCCCACCGGAACCACCAAAGCAGCAAGGCGGCGGCGGGCTGCTCGGCAGCATCGCGAGCGCAGCCGGTGACTTCGTTGGCGGCTACCGCGACACGGCCACGGACTGGCGCGACGCGCTCACGGGTGGTTCCGTCTCTTCCCGGCTGGGCGACCTGGCCGACGCGGGCAGCGGTCTCACGCGACAGGCCGGCGGGCTGCTGAGCGATATCGGCGGCATCTCCTCGGACGTCGGGCACCACATCTCCGGGCCAGTGTTCAGCTCGTTCCTCGATCAGCAGGGCGGCATCGATACCGACCCGCTGCAGGTGCTCGGGAACCTTGCGCGAGCGGCGAGCATGGCCAACCCGGTCACTCGTCTCGCGCGTGGTGTCGTCGACCAGGCGAACCCCTACGGCGACCAGGCTGCGGGGGAATTCGACCGCTTCCAGAAGAGCAACGCACCGGTCGGACTGAAAGCCGCGGCCAACGTGCTCGGCGACCCAGGCAGCTACATCGGCCCTGGCGTCGCTTCGAAGCTTGGCCCGCTGGCCGGCCTGATCGAGCAGCCGATCGGGGCGTCCGTCGGCGCCGGCGTTGGCTCAGGCGTAGCGGCCCAGGCGGCAGACCAACTCGACCTCCCGGACTGGGCGCAGGGACTGGCGCCGATGATCGGCGCGTTCGTGGGTGGCGCAGCCGGTGCGCGGCCCTCGGCACTGAAAGCAGGCGCCGAGCAGGCTGTCTCCCCGCTCACGGGCGAGGGTGTGCTTGCCGGCGAGCGCGGCAGCTTCGACATGGGGGCGATCGGCCGCATCCCCAAGGTTGAGGAGCCCGGTATCTCTGGCGGCGCTGGCGCGGTCTCCTCTCCCGTGCCGCCCGCCACGGGCTCTGGCCTCTCCCTCCGCACGCTCGACCCGACTGCGCTGCTTTCCAAAGCGTACGGGCAGCTCCCCTTCGTCCGCAGCAAGAGCGGCATCGGCGGCCTTCCCGACTGGATGGTGGATGCGCCCGACGCTTACGACGGCTCCAGCCTCATCAACCTCAAGGCCATCACGAGCGACCCCGCGCTGCCGGTATCAGCCAAGCTCTCCAACGCCGTTTGGAAGGGCCTCGAAAAGGTGGGCGGCGACAAGTTAAGCATGAAGCTCGAGGACCCGCGCGTCCGCCAGATCCGGATGATGCACGACATGAACGCGCAGGCGATCCCAGCGATCGCCGACACGGAAATGGCGATCCACACCGCCCCGGTCCGGGACCTTCCCATCGGCCCAAAGGGGGAAGCGCTCGACGCCGCAGGGGCTCCTGTGGACTTCATCAACGAGCACGGCCGGCCTGAGGTCGGGAAGCTCACCCCGCGCAAGGTGGCGACATGGGATGACATCATGCTCCACCCCGAGCGCTACCCGGTGGACCAGCTGCTCACCCCCGAACAGACCGCGGCATTCCGGGCGATGAGTGAGCGAATGCAGGCGATCGCGGACACCTCGCGAGCCATGGGCATCAAGATCGAGGGCCAGGTGCAGCCTTCCGAGGGTGGCGTCTACCTGTCTCGTATCGGGACGAAGCCGGCGCTTCGCGAGGAGGGGCCGGTCTCCCAGGTCGGCAAGCGCTACGAGGACGGCAAGGCCGGGTCCACCCTCGAACGGCGGTTCAAGAGCGGCGCAGACGCGATCGACGGCGGCATGGTCGTTCCCTCGCCTGCGGAGGCCTTCAAACTCTACGTCCAGAAGAACCTCGAACAGCAGAACGGGACGCACGCGGGCAACCTCCTCAAGCAGGTCGTGCTCAGCGATGGCAAGACGATCGGCGCCAGCGCCGTTGACCAGGCCACGAAGGAGGAACTCGTTGGGCTGCGGAAGGATCTCCGGCCCCAGTCCCGTGAGCTTCGCCAGCTCAAGGGCGCCAAGGCGATTGCAGATCGTGACGTTCGTCTCGGTAACGCATGGATTCAGTCAGCAACCACCCGCGGTCAGGAGCTGCTCGCAAAGGCTCAGGACGCAGGTGCCGCCGTCACCGAACGCCAGGCCGCCGCCTCCGAAGCGCTGGCACTGGCAAAGCAGCAGCTTGCGGATTCGCTCTCCGCGGCCGCGGACCTTGAACGCAAGACCCAATCGCTTGGACGAGAAAGCGAGGCCTCGCGCATCGCCCTCAAACGCGTGCTTGACGAAGGGTCTGCCCTCTCTTCGCGGCTGAATGCCATCGAGGACCAGGCCGCCGGCGCAATGGGGAACGTTGCCCACGGCGAGACCGGCGGCTACGTCAACGGGATGGCCGTCGAAGCAAAGAAGGCGACGGACTACGCGCAGCAGGTCCGAGAAGCCGCGGCAACCGAGGCGGCGACCGTGCAGAAACGGCTTGAAGCGCTGCCGTACGCCGACGTGAACGCTCGCCACCAGGACGCCCTTACCGCGGCCGCGGACGCACACGCGCGATTCAGCGCCTCCCTCTCGGACGTGAAGCGCGCGCGGGTCGACATTCAGGCCGCCGCTGCAGCTGAGCCGGCCGCGGCCGAGCGAGCGCGCCAGGCGATGTGGCAAGGGCGGAACGATGAGCTCACCAAGGTATGGCGGCAGCGGGCATCCCAGGTCCTCCGCGCCGTCGACCGGTCCAGCGAACTCGGACAGAAAATCGAGCAGTTGTCGGCCCAGATGGAGCCGAGCGTTCAGCGCACCAAAGAGCTGCGCGCCCAGGTGCAGGACGTGCGCAAGCTCGCCCATGACCGCGGCCAGGTCTACTCGGGCGAGATCCCGCTCGACTCCATGCGCGGAATCAAGGTGCCGCGCGAGATGGTGAACGCCTGGACGAAGACGATGGCGAGCCCGCACGGGACAGGGGCCCAGGTGTTCGACCTCGTCAACAACTCGTTCCGGATGCTCGGCGCAACGGCCGACGCAAGCCGCATGATGACGGTCGGCCTGCTCGGCAACGCGGACAACCCGGTCATCGGCACGCGGGCCTCTCTCGCCGGTGTGAAAACTGCCCTGAACGAAGACGCGATGTGGAACCACCTCCGCTCGGTCAACGCGAAGGCCGTGGCCGAGGGGCTGCCGCCACTCACCGAGGCAATCGGCAAGGATGGGCTGATGCTCGCCGAGTCGGAGTACTCGTTGAAGAGCGCAGCCAAGCCCGGCAGCTTCGCCGAGCGATTCAGCAACCTTCCGGTCATCAAGCAGGCGGACGCGCTCTACACGGCCCCGGGCAACGTCGAACGGGTGGAGCGGTACTACGCGCAGCTGCGCCGGCTGAAGGCCGAGGGCAAGGACTTCACCAGCCCGCAGGCGCGCGAGTCGGCCGCCAATGCCGCCAACCTCATCAGCGGCCGCGCCCGCAACGGCGTGCTGTCGCCCATCATCGGCGCCGACGCTGCCAACCGGATCGCTTTTGCGGGGCGCTTCGTCCAGAGCCAGCTTGAGACCGTTGCCAACGCCGCGCTGTCGGGCGGGATCGAGGGCTACGAGGCGCGGAAGGCCCTGCTGCGGCTTTCGATCGGCGTGGCCGGCGCGACCTTCGCAATCAACCAGGCGCTTGGGAATCAGACCGTGCTCGACGCGGGCGATCCCAACTTCCTCGCCATTCGTGTCGGCGGTACCGACTACAAGCTCGGTGGCGCTTACCAGAGCCTGCTTGCCGGCGTCTGGAAAGCCGCGCACGAGGCCGGCGACAGCTTTATGGCGAAGGATCCAGCCGGTGTCCTCACGTCACCGACCGACCTCATCCGGGGCAAGGCCGGGCCGCTCGCCGGCATCGGCTACGACCTCACTGCCGGGCACGGGAAGAACCCCATCGGCGGCCCTGCGCTTGGCCTGAACACGCTGCCCGTTCCCTTCGCGGTTCGGGATATCGCCACGCAGGCGCAGCGCACGGACTTCGGCGATCCGACCTCGCTGGGTGCGCTGGGGCTCGCCAGCGTGGCATCGCTGACCGGCGTGAAGGCCAACCCCATGACGCCGACCGAGGAACTGAATCAGGCAGTCGGGGACATGTTCCAGGGCAAGGAGTTCAACGACCTGAGTCCTGCGCAGAAGGAGCAGGTGAAGGCGGCTCACCCGGACCTGTGGCAGGCGAAGGTCAATGCCGGTACGGCGGAGTCGCGCCAGTACTACAAGCGCAAGGACGAACTGACCGCCGAGCAGGCGGCATCCGACGCGGCCGCCGCTTCCGGCCAGCTCACGAAAGCGCAGTGGCTCGCGCAGTACCACGATCGCCAGCTCAAGCTCAGCGAGGCCGGGCATACCATCTTTGGCGACACGGGTCCGAAGAAGAACCCGAAGACGGCGCAGGACTTCTACGGCAACGCCATCGACTCCGCGAAGCGCGCGGACGGCTCCATCGACTGGGAGCAGGTCGACTCGGCTGTTGCGGCGCTCCCCCAGGCGATGCAGGACACGATCGCGGAGTCTCACGGTCTCGGCTCGACTCCGATGGTCCGCAAGTACAAGCAGGCCCTCGCCCTCAAGGCGCAGATGCGGGCGCTGCCGAAGTACGTGGGCTACACGGGCGCCGAAGCCAACGACATCGACGCGGCCTACGCGCACCTTCCCGCCGGCGGCTCCGTTTCCGCGGGGGCAAAGCTGCGGGCACTGGCCCAGCTCGGCATCGACGACCCGCGCGTGATTCGCGGGGTGCGGGCGCGCATCCTCGGCACGATCGGGAAGCAATCGCCGGCGCGCCAGGCGTTCGTGAAGCGCAACCCGCTCTATTCAGAGTTCTTCGGCTCGGGCAACTTCGACCCGGCCTCGCTGGACGGCGCTGCGTGAACGAGACGATCGCTCTTCGCGACGTCTACTGCGGGAATCGCGACTGCAGGTACCTCCGGCGCGAGGGGAAGCGGCGGCTCGTCGGCCGGCTCAGCCTCGGCGGGATAGCGGAGCTGAAATGCCCCGAATGCTCCACCCTCGCGGTGTATCGCGTACCTGTCCCCGCCGCGAATTGTTGACAGGCTCCCACGGCAGGGCCGACACTGCGAGCTAGCTGAGCAATCAGCGTAAGCAAACCGTTCGCCGAAACGCGTCATGAACGCCGGGTGTCTCGAAAGAGATCCCCGGCGTTTTTTGTGTCCGGCGAACAAGGGGCAGTCCCACAGCCGGGCACGCGCTGAGCGAACCATTCCGGGGAGCACGCGCCAAGCCTGCACGGGGCATGGAGTGGACCGTGGCAGCCCAACCGATGATCGCACCCGTAACAGCGCCTTCGGCGCCCATGACCATCCTCGGCGGTGAGCCGGTTGGCGTGCGGCGTGGCGGGCGAAACGTGATGCCGATGCCGGCCGAATTTCTGCCCGAGCCCGAAGACGACGACGCACCACCCACTCCCACGGCCGACCTCGGCGACACCGAGGATTCCGGCCCGGAGGACACCGAGGACGACGCAGAACCAACCGGGGAAGCGACGGACCACGGCGAATCCGACGGGGAGACGGAGGAAAGCGCCGCTCAGGTTCCATCCGACGTTGAGGCATGGGGACCGATCCTCGTCGACGCGCCACAGCGCATTGCGGAGCTGAAAGGCTCCCAGCGCGCAGCGGCCATCGCGGCATCGCACGCGCACCTGACTGCGACCCACCAGGCGCAGACCGACCAACTGGTAGCGCAGGCCGCCGCACAGGCGAGGGAATACGGCCGCATCGAAGCCCACGCGCAGATGGAGTTTCAACGGCTCAAGGCACTGGACCACTACGACCGTGAGGCGGAGTTCGATTCAGACCCCCGCACCGGGCCCCAGAAACGCGCCGCGTTCCATCAGCTGATGGCCGCCGAGCTGAACCCGCGCGAGAGCCAACCGGCTCAAGCCGATCAGTCGGCCGCCTACAGGGAGCGCGCGCTCCGGCAGTTCGCAGCGATTGAGGACCAGTCCATTCGGGCCAAGCTCCTCACGAACGAACGGGCCGGGAAATACCCAGCAACTCTCGACGGCTATGAGGCTCTCGTCGCGGACATCGCGGCGGAACGGGCCAAGCCGAAGACGCCTGCCGCGCCCCCGCCCGAGGCGGCGGCCGCGGCCAAGCTCAAGAGCGGTCCGAAAACGACCTCGACCGGGGGCGGCAGTTCCACTCCCGGCCCGCTGACGGTCGCTCGCTACAAATCCATGACCCGCAAAGAGATGGACGCCTACATGGACCGCCCGGGCGGCGAGGCCGAACTGGACGCCATGTTGGAGCGCATCGCTCGCGGGGAGAAATGACCGCGCCCTGAGGAGGGGCGCTCTCGATGAGTTTCACGACCTTCCAGGCAGTTCACTGGGACACCAAGCTGATGCGCCAGCTTCGCGCGCAGCAGGTCTACTCCGGCCTCTGCAACCGCGACTACGAGGGCGAGGCCACGCGCAACGGCTCCGTCCGCATCAACTCCATCAACGACGTCACGATCTTCAACGTCCAGCGCAACACGGACATCACGGCGCCGGAAGTACTCTCCTTCGTCGACCAGGACCTCAAGATCACCGAGGCGAAGGGTTACAACTTCCTCGTCGACAACATCGACAAGCGCCAGGCGGCGGGCGACTTCATGCCGGCCGCGATGGAAACCACTGCGTTCGGCCTCGCCAAGGCGGCGGACAACTTCCTCAGCGCTCTGATGCAGACCGACGCGGGCCTTACGGTCACCGCGGCGACCATCGGCATCGGCGCCGGCGAGTTCGCCATCTACGACGTGATCGTTGAGATGGGCGTCGCGCTCGACGAGACGAGCACTCCCGACGATGGCCGCTGGGTCGTGGTCCCGCCGTTCGCGGCCGGGCTCCTGCGCCTCGACGAGCGCTTCGTCGGCTTCGGCACCGACGCCAGCCGGGCCGTCCTCAGGGGCGCTCCGATCGGCATGGTGGACAACTTCACCGTCTACCGCTCCAACCAGGTCCCGACCTCCGGCGTGGCCTACTCGGTGCTGGCGGGCCACAAGATGGCGACGACCTACGCCAGCGCGATCGACGAGTCCGAGGCCTACAGCCCGGAGCGGCGGATCAAGACGGACGCCGTCAAGGGCGAACACGTCTACGGCGCTGCCGTCATTCGACCCGAACAGCTTGTTCGTTGCGACGTCACCCGTGGCGCGCTGCGGGCCGCGTAAGGGAGGGCTGACATGGCTACCACGGCAATCGCCCCTGAGCTGCTGGTCTACAACACCCGCAGCGCCGACAAGTCCGTTGCTGACGCGACGGTCGCAACCACGCCTTCGGATGGCTGGGTCATCTCGCTTGGCTCGTACGGCGCGATGGCGCGGCTCCTGCTCTTCCTCTCGGTCGACGCAAGCGGCGACACGTTCACCATCCTTGCCGGCGACAACCCGCCATCCCTGCGGAAGGCGAAGGGCAACCTGTCCATCGTCCTCGCCGCGTCGGACGAGCGGTTCCTCATCCTCGAACCGGGCCGCTTCGTCCAGAACGACAACACGGTCCTCATCACCTGCACCGACGCGGGATCGGGCATTCGCGCCTGGTTCCTGCCCCTCAGCCTCGGCGGCGGATCGGCGGTCGCGTAATGGTGCAGGAACGCCAGAGCTCGGCTCGGGTGCTGAACGCCCTCGGCGTTCACGTGGCGAGGGCAACCGCCGCCCTGCCGGCCGCCCAGGCCGCGCTCTTCACCATCACTGGAGGGCGCGTGCTCCTCACCGGCTTCATCGGCCAGGTGACGGTCGCCATCCTCAACCAGGCCTGCACGCTCAAGCCGACGTCCAACCCGACCACGGGGACGGACGTCGACATTGCAGCGGCGTCGGCCTCCGTCGCGGCCAAGGAGATCGGCTCCCTCTTCGGGATCACCGGCACCTTCGCGACAGCCATGAACGTCAACAACGCAGGCGCCACGCCGTGGATGACCAATCCGGTCGTGCTCCCCATCGGGACGCTCGACCTGACGCCGTCCGCGGACAACTCCGCGACGGGATCGGTGAAGTGGGACGTCTGGTACATCCCGCTCGACATCGGCGCGAAGCTGGTGGCCGCCTGATGACTCACATGAAGGAGTCCATCCGATGAGCGTCCCTACCCTCAACAGGGCCCGGAAGCGCAACTCAGCCAGCGACGAGACGGACCTCCGCGCCGACGAGTCGCTGTCCAACCTGCTTGTCGCCCAGGGCGGTACTCCGTACGCGGAAATGGCCCGCGCCGGCGGCATCTGGAACGTCATGAGCGCGGCGGCGACGCCGCTGGTGGTGTTCCCCTCCACGCTCTCCGTTCTGGAGATCTACAACAACCCCGCGAGCGGGATGGCGCTTGAGGTCATCGACCTCATGCTCTTCCACCTCCTGGGGACGGCCGCGCTGCACAACCTGTCCATCTGGGCACAGGTGACCGCACCGAAGGCCGCTCCCTCGACGGCATCCCTCTCCATCAACTCCCAGAGCGGCCGCGGCAAGTACACCGAAACCGCGGCTACCAAGGTCACCTGCGGTGCCGGTACCACCGTCATCGCGACGGGCTGGCGTCCGTTCGGCACCCCCGGCTCTGGCGTCATTTCAACCGCACTCCCAGGTGAAGCGTTCAGCGTCCCGGTCAACGGTCAGCTGCTCGTTCCGCCCGGCTGCTCGCTCTGCATCACGGCCGTCGACGCGCTGGCCACGGCTTCGTCCGTGCAGCTCGGCGCGGCCTGGAATGAGCGCGTCGGCATGGTCGTCGCGGCATGAAAAAGGAGGAGGCCATGGCCTTCAAGGTTGGGGACCAGCTCGGCGATCACGCGATCGTCGAGGACCTGCTCGACGACCCCAAACACCCGCGGGAGAACTTCGGCTATCGCCAGTTCGATCCGGAGATTGGGAGCACGCTGGGCGATTACACCGTGGTTGCCGAAGGGACCAAGGACGCGAAAGCGGTCTGGGTGCACATCGACGGCAGCCCGGAGGGCACGTCAAACAAGGTCTGGCTCGTCAAGAGCTGAGCCAGGCGTAGGGCAGAACGGCCGGGGCTGTCACGAGCGGCCCCGGCCCTGCTCATCCCCCGCATGAGAGGCGCAAATGCCGTTCGAACCAGTTACCCCGGTCGACTTCGAGAACAACCCGATTTTCCCCCTGCAACAGGGCGACATTCTCTCCGTTACCGGTACGGAGCTGCTTCGCCTCGAGAGGACGTTCACCCGGCCGAACGACACGACCCAGTACACCGCCGGCGACGTCGTTGGTCCGATCGCCGGATCGGCCCTGATCTCGTTTTCGGTGCCGCTTTCCGGTTACATCGTCGGCCTCGCGCTCATCGACAGCGTCAACGCGGCGACCCTGATGCAGCCTGAGATTCAGATCTACGACGCCTCACCCGGCCAGGGCCAGGCCGACAACGCCGCATGGACCGCGGAGGACATCTCCGAACGGAACTGGGTGGGCGCCGTCTCACTGGCCAACTCGTTCGTTGGTGGGGCCACGGCCGGCAGCGGTCAGTCGACCCGCTTCAAGGCAGACAACCTCAACATCGCCTACGGCCCGTCGAACGCCCTGCACTTCCTCATCATTACCCGGAACGCCTACACCCCCGCGGCGCTGGAAACGTTCACCCTGCGGGCCTGGATTCAGCGCCCGTGAGACTCAGCCCGGCCCGGGCGCCGCTGAGCGCCCCGCCGTCCGCGCGGGATCAGTTCCTCGCCACCCTGCGCAGCATCGTCGGCGACGCGCGGATCATCTGGCTGCCGAAGACGGGCGACGGCGTGACGGTCGCGGAGCAATCCCCCCAGCGCCAGGCGCTCACCTTCAACGCCGCTCCCTCCATCGCCGCCCTCGGCACCAAAGACGGGGCAGCCGTCACCTTCGACGGCGCGGCAACCCGCGCGACGATCCCCGACTCGAACCTCAACAGCTTCGGCAACGGCACGACGGACAGTCCGTTCAGCGTCATCGCTCTCGGCAACTTCACGAACAACGGCGCCCAGAAGACGATCGCGGCCAAGTTCCAATCGGCCCCCGGCCGAGAGTGGGACTGGTACCTCAACACGACCGCCATCCTCACCCTGCGCCTCGGCGACGCCTCCGCGGCCGTCTTCCCCTCATCCGGACTCAACGTCGCGGTCAGCCTCGGCGTCCCTGTCCTGGTCGGCTCGACCTATACGGCCGCGACGGGAGGGGCGACCGCCGGCAACGACATCATCCACTACGTGAACGGCGCCACCGGTGCGGCCACCGCCAGCAACAACGCCAGCTATGTCGCGATGGAGAACGGGACCTCACCGATCGAGATTGGGTCCGACCTGAACGGCAGCGCCTCGCTGTGGATGGCCGGCACGCTCAGCCTCTTCATCCTTGTCGCAGGTGCGCTCTCCGCCGATCAGCACATGCGCGTGAAGAACGCCGTCAACAGCTACTTCGGGCTGACCCTGTGAGTTTCGCCTGGAACGGGTCGCGGAGCCTCGTGACCGCCGGCGACTCCAAAACCGCGCAAGGGAGCACGATCAGCGGCTCGCAGCGTGTCTTCAACCCCGGCGGCTACCAGCACCATCTCAACGGGATCCTGAAGCAGCGGCTCGCCTTCCCCATCGAGAACAACGCCGGCGTCGGCGGTGACACAAGCGCGATGATGCTCGCGCGCTACGCGACCGACGTGGTTGCACTTGCTCCCGGCTTCGTCATCGTCGAGATCGGCACGAACGACCTGACGGCGGGCACAGACGCGGCAACGACGATCGCCAACATCGCGGCGATCATCGCGCTCAACCAAGCCGCCGGCGCCGTGACCATCCTCTCCGAGATCAGTTGCCGGTCCGGATGGGGCGCGCTTACGGCCGGCCAGAAGACGGTTGCGAGGAACAAACTCAACCACATCAATCGCCACATCCGGGAAGTGTTCAGCCGCCTTGCGGGCGTCTTCGTCGCAAGCCCCAACACCTACTGGACGGATCCGGCCAGCAGCACGGGCGACCCGGCCAGCGGCTACACGAGCGACGGCCTGCACGACATCGCCAAGGGCGCCTACTACCGCGCGCTCAGCTACTACAACGTGCTCGACCCGCTTCTGCCGCCGCTCTACGCAGCCCACCTCAGCCCGGCCGACCTCTACGACGCCACAGACAACCCGGACGGGAATCTCCTCACGAATGGCATTTTCGCCGGCACTGGGGGCACTCCCGGTACCGGCAGCTCGGGCACGCTGGCCAGCGCGTGGAGCTTCGCGCGCGGCGCAGGGTCGACGTCGGCGACGATCACCGCCCAGGCGCGCACAGACGGTCTGCCCGGCTATGAGCAGGTCGTCGACTTCGCCGCGGTTTCCGGTGCGGCCCGGGAAGTGTTCGAGCTGAGCCAGAACGTGTCGTCCAACTATGCCGCCGGCGACCAGCTGGTGGGCGAGGTGGACATCGAGCTGAGCAGCTCGCAGAACATCACCGGGATCGCCCTGATCCTCTACGACATCCACACGTCGACCATCGTGCAGACGGCGGCGGACGGGAACCTCGGGCAGGACACCTACTACTACCCGACCGTTGCCCACTCCCTGCGGCTTCGCACCCCGGTTCTCACTCCCTCGGCGGGGACCACCGCGGTCAAGTTCGACGTGGTTGTGTTCTTCAACGCCAACGTCGGCGCGCAGACGTTCACGATGAAGGTTCGCAACGCCAGCCTGAGGCACGTTTCCGCATGAGCCTCCTGCTTCTCCTCATGGCGGCCGCGGCCGCGGCCGGTCCGTCGGCAGACCCCTGCGCCGACAACGAGCTCGGCCCAATCACGAACACCGGAGCCGACAGCGCGAACGATGCCGCCTTCGGGACGGAGGAGTGGGCGACCGGCGTCACCTTCCCCGCCGGCGTCGAGTTCGCGGCCGTGCAGGCGCTGGTCGGGAGTGCCACGCAGGGGCTTGTCATTCCCAGCCCGTACGCCGATCCGTGGCTCGCGCCCTCGGACCTGGTGAGCGGGGAGATCCTCGGGATGACGCTATCGGTCGACGCCAAGGTGGACGTCGCCGGATCCACTCCTCTGCGCGTTGTCCTGCGCCTTCCAGGCGGCGATTTGGGCACGGCGAAGACGCTGAGCCACCTGACGACGTCGCGCGCGAGCTACGACCTCGGCGACTGTCACGACCTCTGGGGGCTGCGCGAGCGAATGCCGCTGTCCCTGCTCACCGATCCGGAGTTCGCGGCCATCTGCTACGCGGGCGCCGGCGCGGACGTCGTGTTCACCGTCTACAACCTCACGCTGACCGTGTTCTATGCCGCCGTGGTCGCCACCCCTCCATCGGCCGGCGGGGCGAGCATCGGCGGGGCCATTCCTTCAGGCATGGGCACGCTGGCAGCGATCGGCCCAGGCCGTGCGTCTGCGGCCGCGGTTCCCTCCGGAACGGGCTCCGTCGCCGGTGCGCCTCCGGCCGGACGTGCCGCTCTCTCCGTTCCCCCATCCGGAAAGGCGGTGCCTTCGTGACTGTTTCGCTCACCATCTACGTCGAGGATCCGGCAGCCAAGCTGCTCAGCTTCACGACGATCCGCCTCTACCGCGACAGCTCACCCACGGGCACATTCGCCACCCTTGCGGCCTCGGCGGCGCTGGTGTCCGGCCAGACGCAGTACTCCTTCAGCGACTCCGGCGGTACCGTCGACAGCTGGTACCGGTTCCAGTTCTACAACGCGACCGGCCCGGTCGTCAGTGACTTCGGCCCTGCCTTCCAGCCGACAAGCTTCACCCTGCGCACCCTGCGCCTCGCGGCCGCACGGATGGCAGGGTCGGCGTTCTCGGGCACCTGCAGCAGCGACGGGTCGTCGACCTCCCTGGTGGCGAAGCACCTGCTCAACTCCGGCAAGGATGCCCACTTCCACGAGGGCGACTGGCTCTACCGTCCGGACGCGTCGGCGAGCGGCGACAAGGTGCGGCGGATCATCGAAAGCGGCTTCAACACCTCCACCGGCGCGTTCTCCATCCCGACCGGCGACGCCTGGTCGGTTCTCCCGGCGACGGATGAGGTCTATCAGGTGTTCGGGCTCTTCCCACCCATCGCGATCGATGGCGAGTCGACCTGTTGGGACGAGCTGATCCGCCAGGCGCTCCGTCGCCTCTGGGTGCGGGACCAGATCGAACTTGGCGTGGGCACGACCACCGGCAAGACGCGGTATTCCGTCTCGGCCGTGGCGCCCTACGCGCACAAGCTGCGCGTGCGCCAGGTCTGGCTCCGCACCTTCGACGACAACGACTTCCCCACGGACCAGCTCTTCGGCCGGGTCGGCACCTGGTGGCGAATGGTGGACAACGCAGCGGACGGGCTCTTTCTCGACCTCTCCTATGCCCCGGCGACAACGGAGCACGTCATCATCGAAGTCGACCGCAACTATCCCGCCCTTTACGCCGATACGGATGTGGTCGCCGGAACGGACGGCGCGTTCGACCTCGCCACGGCTGCCGTCGCCCGCCAGGCGCTCATCGCCAGCAAGCAGATGGGGAGCCAGCGCTGGGCGGACGTCGACGGACAGTACCGCGAGCTGGCGGCCACCTACGGCGCGCGGTCCGGCGGAGTACTGCAATGAGCGGCAAGAGCGGGACCCCGTTCAAGGACCGGTTCAACGTCCGGATCAACGAGAAGGCGTACAAGGTCGCCACTCCGGACGAAGTGCGTGCCGCCACCTCCGGGCGCGCCTGGACCACCCGCCAGAAGTCGAGCCAGGGCGGCGACGGCGAACGCTTCACGATCGCGATCCGCGACTTCTCCACCGGGGCAGGGTTCAGCCACGACGGGCCGGCCGGCACCTACTGCTACGCCCGCGGCTTCGACTGTTCGACGCCCGGCGAGGCGGTGACCTGGCCGCACCTCGTTGAGGGCGACAGCTTCCTCAGCACGGACGTCCGCGGCTGGCAGTTCCGGGTCGGGCAGTACCTCTACGTCGCCCGCGGCCGCTACGTCTGCAAGTACCTCATCAACCCGAACAGCGCCGGCGTGAACTGGCCGATCATCGAACGGCACGACCTGGCGGCAGGGACCGTCGCCGGCGACGTGATCGCGGGCCGGCCGGAGGTGTTCGCCGGCAAGGCCTACGTCCCCGTCCGGACCGGCGCCACCGGCGCGCTCGAGCGTTACCACCAGCTCACGACGGTCAGCACCTTCGACGCCGAGATCCAGACGATCACCATCAGCGGCACGCCCACGAGCGGCACCTACACGATCAGCTGGAACGGATCGACGTCGGCCGCGATCGCCTACAACGCCGGGCAGGCTGCGGTTCAGGCGGCACTGCGCGCCATCCCCGGACTGGAGCAGGTGACGGTCGTCACGACCGGGAGTACTCCGAACTTCACGCACACCGTGACCATGACCGGCGCCGGCGGCGCACTGGGGACGGCCAGCCCGCCCCAGATGACCAACACGGACGGGACCAGCGGCGGCGCGCACGCGATTGCCCACGCCACGACGCACGCGGGCACCAGTGACACCTGGACGCGTGCGGCGGCGGCTCTGATGGCGAAGTGCTTCCGTCGCTACGGGATCAAGCTCCAGCGCGGCCAGGGCAACACCGCCGCCCCGGGCGACTACAACCGCGTCTACGCCGTCGAGGGCGACCCGATGACTGCGGGCGACTGGAACCCGGCGGCCGGCGCCGGCTACGAGTTCGGGGACAACGCCCACGAGGTCAACGACATGGCCGACTTCGGGAGCATCCTGGTCGTCGGCAAGAGCGACGGCGTTTACTCGCTCGATCCCTCGTTCCAGAGCCAGGCGCTGTTGCCGGACTTCGTGAACTTCGTCGACGACGGGAACTGCATCGGGATGGAGACGGGCTTGGGCCTCCTCCTCGTGCCGATGATCAGCGGTCTGGTGAGCTTTGATGGTGTCGGCTTCGACGTGATCGGCCCGGACCAGGAGAAGCGGCTGAACGCGCGCATCGATCGCGGCGTGGGACGCTTCGCCTCGCTCGCGGTGGGCGGCGGTGGAGTCGTCTACTACACCGCCAACGACGGGTTCAACGTCGAAGGCATCCTCGGCAGCTTCCGCCTCCCGCAGGCCGGCCAGCCGCGGAAGATGATCTTCCACCAGCACGAGATCGAGGGCGGGCGCTACGAGAACGTGATCCTCCTGCCGTCGACGTCGGAGCCGGCCGCGCCGAAGACGCCGAGCACCTGGAGCGACGACGCAACGGTGGGGACGCTCGCCTGGTCGAGCCCGAGTAACGCCGCGGCCGAGGATGACACAGCCGCCACGGCCAGCGGGACGGGCACAACCCACTACCTCAAGGGGCTCAGCCCGCAGCCGAACATCCCCAGCGACGCCACGATCCTCGGCATCGTCCCGGCGGTGAAGCGCCGCGGCTGGAGCACGCTGACAAAGAGCCAGGAGACGAACGGCGGGTACGCATCCTCGCAGAACGCGACCTACAACACGGCGCGTTCGGGCGGGGGCACGCTGGCAGCCACGAACGCGCCTGCAACCGCCTTGTTCGGCCAATCGCTTATCGGCGGGGTCTACACCTATTACCTGGCCTACTTGGACTTCGACACCTCCGCGATTCCGGACACCGCCGAGGTCCTCAGTGTCGCTCTCGGCGTCTATGCCACGGTCGCCAGCCCCGGCGAAACGGCCGCCGCGGTGCAGGCCCGGCTCTACGACTTTGGGGCGACGGTGACGACGGCCGACATGATCGCCGGCGCGTCGCTTGCGGCTTTACCGCTGCTTGCGACCGCGGACGCGACCCTCTGGCAGAACGCCCCGGTAGCGGTTCCGTTTACCTCCGAGGCGCTGTTCGCCACGAACATCAACCGCACCGGCAATACGCGCATCGTGCTTTGCACGGATGCTCAGGTGGTCGGGACCGCCCCCGCCAGCGGCACCAACCCGCGGCAGATCTACCTCTCCGGCGCTGGCGGAAACTACCCGACGCTGGTGGTCAGGTACAAAGACATTGTCGACGGCACCATCAAGATGGTGAAGGTCGGCGCGATCGCCGGAAACAACCTCGCCAGCGCGGCCCAGTGGCCAGGCGCGTTCGACTGGGCGGAGTACGGCGGGGCCTCGGACCTACTGGGCACGACCTGGACGCCGGCGCAGGCGAACGATGCGACGACCGGCATGGTCATTTCCGCTACCTCCACCGGCGCAGGCACCTTCGAAGTCGATACGGCAACGATCACCTGGTACTACACCGTGCCGGGACAGAGCGACGTCGCAACGCTGCTGAGCGTGTTGGCGGTGAGCGCAGACCGCACGACCGTGCACCCGAAGATCTGGCAGCTGCCGAGGAACGGCCAGACGGTCGGCAACGACCCGCTTCTCTCGCTCGCGCGGGATAACGCGCTCCTGCAGCTCACGCGCTACAGCGGGCCCGGCCGCAACCTCGAGAAGGCCTACGACACGGTGATCTTCTGGGCGGAGATGAGCGCCAGCAACGGCACCGGCCCCGGCCTCACGGTCGAATACACGCTCGACGATGAGCACTGGGCCAGCATCCTCGACGCGAACGGCGCGGCCCTGGAGGTGGGTGCCGCCCTCGGCGCCGCGGGCGCCGGGACTGTCGTCGGCTACTTCCCCCGGACCGACACGTGGACCCACGGCGACAACGGCACCATCGGCATCCGCTTCGTGCTGGCCGCGAAGACGGGGGCGCAGGTCGATTCGAGCGTCCGCCTGCGCGATATCGAGATCTCCGGCTGGTACCGGCCGCGCCGTGTGGGCGAGTTCAGCATCACGCTCACGCTCGCCGACGAGTTGCTCATTGAGGGCGGCATCAAGCTCATAAGCACGGTGCAGCAGCAGATCGCCGAGCTGGAGTCCTGCATCGGCCCTCGCGCGCTCCCGGTGCCCTACCAATCGCCGGCGGACCGCGATGGCTACGCCGTCATCCGGGACGTGGAGTTCCGCGAGGGCCTATACGCGGACGGCGATAGGCAGATTCCGATCTACGTGGCGAAGGTGGTGGGCGAATGGGCGAGCTGACGCCATCGGAAGTAGCGCGGCTGCGCGGCCTGATCGGGCGTGTGGACCGGGACAACTGGAGCGGGACGGTGCTGGCCGGCGGACTGCCGCAGGTGCCCCAGCGCGCCGCGTTGCCGGCTGCGGACAAGGACCACGCCTACCTGGTCCTCACCATCCCGGACGCTGCCGGCGCGAACGACCACACCTACCAGTGCCTCCGGGTGGCCACCGTTTGGACGTGGGTGCAACTTGACTGACCTCGACTCGGCAATCCACCTCGTACAGACCTACGGGCTCCTCGTAGGCGGCGTCGGCGCCGGCCTGACGGGCACCGCGCTCGTTGCGCGCCAGGTGCGGAAAGCGCTGAGCACGGCCAGCCGCATCGCGCAGCTGCTCGAGGCCCAGCTGCAGCCGAACGGCGGCGGATCGCTCGTGGACAAGGTCAACAAGATTCAGCCCAACCACGAGGCCGCGGAAACGCACTGGAAGGCCTTGGAGGTGAATCAGACCGCGATGAAGCGCGAGATGGCCGACGGGTTCAGAGCGATCAACCGCCGGCTGGAGGAGGGCGATCGGCGTTTTGAGCGATTGGAGGATGGAGATGCGCGTTAACCGGGCGGCAGTAGCCGCGACGCTCGTGCTGGTGGCCGCGCTTGCGGGGTCCGTCTGCTCGCTACTCACAGGCAGGCTGGTGGAATGATGAGGGAGCCACGTTTGAATTGCGTCGACATGTCCAAGTGGGGCGGCGAACTCAGCGCCGGTGAAGCCGCCGCCATGTGGGAGATGGGCATCCGCAACATCAAGGTCGGGGTGGGCTACCCAGGCCCTGGCGGCGCCGGCGAATGGTCCCGCCAGCAGGCCCAGGCCTTCCTGGCGGTGAACCCCGCGGCGACCGTGGACGCCTACGTCTATCTCTACTTCGCCGGCGACGCGGGCCAGCAGACGGGGCAGGCCATCCGGACACTGGACGGCATTCCGATCCGCCGATGGTGGCTGGATGCCGAGGACACCGACTCACCCGCCCTCAGCCCCAGCGATCGCGAGCGATTCCTTGTCCAGTGCACGGCCGCGATGGCTGGCCTGCCGGTCGGCATCTACACCGCCCGGTGGTGGTGGCCGTCGAACATGGCCGATTCGCCGCGGTTTGGAGACCTGCCGCTGTGGAACAGCTGGTATGACGGCGATCCGGACACGGACGGTTTGCCCTACGGCGGCTGGGCGGAGTCGGCGGTCGAACAGTACGAGGGCACGACCGACGTGGCCGGCCAATCGGTCGACCTGAACTACGACAAAACGCTGGATGTTCCAGCAGAGGAGGAGAACCCTGTGAACCAGACCGAACTCGAGGACCTGATCCTCTCGACGTGGGCCGGCGCCGAAGAGCGCTACACAGCCCTCGAAGCCAAACAGCTGGGTGATACCTCGCTGGCCCACACCACGAAGCCGCGCGACGTGCGCCTGGCGATTGCCCGCGAACGGATGGCCGAACGCGTGACCGGCGGCGGGGAGAGCGTCGTTTCCTACGCCGGCTCCATTGCGGCCGCGGCCGCGAAGGTCGTTGAGTCCGGCCAGGTGAAAGCCGGCATGACTGCGGACGAGGTCCAGGCGCTCATCCTCGCCGACCTGGCGGCGGCGCGGATTGTGGTGGGGGTCTGAGATGAATCTTGGCCCTGAGTACACAACCGCTCTCGTCCGTGGCGCTGTCAGTGGCGCATTCACCGCGGGGGTGAGCTTCTTCACCATCGCCCCGGTCTACGGCGTCACCGCCGGCGCCTACGCGGCCGGGGTGAGCTTCTTTTCGATCATGGCCGCGCGCTTCGGCGTCGAAGGGAAAATCGACAGCGCGGCCGCCAAGAAGGCGGAAGGAGGTGATCCCTCGTGAAGTGCAAGAAGTGCGGCAAGGCGAAGTCGAAGTGCTAGCCGACTGATCGAACCGGTTCCCCCTCTTCCGGACGAGAGGCCCGCTCGGGCGCATGACCATCAGGCATGCCAGGAGCGGGCCTTTTCGTGCGCAGTTCCGATTTTGGCCCCCAATCTTAGGGAGATGGTGCGGTCACTGAGGCCGATCGCAGAAGGTCTGCATAGGACCACTGCAGCGTTATGGTCGCGCCTGGCCGCTCCGGATTGGCGATGACGGCCCGAAGCGTCTCTCCCTCGCGGAGACTCAGCGGAAACGAGAGCACGCGGGCGGTTCCGCCTGCCACAGCGCCAGTAATCACGATTGCATCGTCCATGCTCATATCCTACCGCTCACCCAACCTTCTCCCGGAACGACCGGATAGCGCTGACATGGGCGGCGCCCTGCGCGTACCTCATGGTCATCGCGATCGTGGCGTGCCCGAGCAGCTGCTGGACCTCGACCGGCGCCATGCCTGCATCCAGGCAGCGGCGCGCGAACCCATAGCGGAAGTCGTGCGGCGAGGCCTCGACGCCGGCAAGTAGGGCCAGCTTCTTGATCATCCCGATGATGCCGCTGCGCTGCAGCCGGAAGAGCGGTCCGGGCTCCCATCCCCGCTCGCTGTTGAGATACTCGAGGAGGGCGGCATAGGCCGCGGCGTCCAGGGGCAGCTCCCGCTCCTCGTGCGCCTTGGGGGAACGCACCGCGAGTAGCCCCACCTTTGTTTTGCCGTTCGATTCCTCGCGGAAGTCGGCCACCTCCATCGCGGCGAGCTCCTTCACGCGGACGCCCGTGCTCCAGAGGCAGCGCACGATCGCCGCATCGCGCAGCCGGCTGGGACGGTCGGTGAGCGCCCAGGTGCCGCGGCCGCGGCTTCGGTCGAGGGCGCAGACCACCATGCGGCGGACGTCGTTCTCAGCCATCGCGCGATGGATCTTCTGGGTCGTCCGGGTGACCGGCAGCCCTCGGCGCGGGTCGCGGGGCATCACGTCGCGCTCGTACAGCCAGCCCAGCCAGACGTAGAGCTGCCGTTGGTCATAGGCAATGGTGTTGTCGTCGAGCGGCCCGCCGTTCCTCCCGCGGCCGTCCCGCCGGCGAAGGGCGAGCCAGAGCACAACATGGTCGCTGGTCCAGTCGCGGGGCTCGATTGGAAGGCCGGGAGCCTCGGCGACGAAGCGCGCGCAGACCCTGCGGTAGCCGTTCAGGGTGGCTTCTTTCTTGCCGGATGCGCGGCGGTAGGCGAGGAACAGATCGAGCTGGCGCATGGCCGGGTGATCGGCGGCAATATGAAATCGTGAGGTCATCAACTCAACTCCGGGGGTGTGGTAGTGCGAGCCGCCTACACCAACGGGCCGAAATTGAATCTGCGATCGTCCTCTGGTAGCAGGGGGGAGACTTGAACTCCCGACCTCACGATTATGAGTCGTTCCAAGGTCTAACCCGCCCCGAAAGGGCTCTCCCAGATTCAACCCGGCCCCTCGGGACAGGGCGGACTCACACCTAAATCGTTGGGTCACCTGAGCCGCAGGCGCTTCGCGAGGCGGTCGATTGGGGACCAGTGCCAGTTGAAATCGTGGTAGGCGAAGGCCGCGAGAATGAGGATGACGGCAACGAATTCGAGGACGCCGGTCATCGGCCGGCCGCGTCGCGCTGTGCGCTGAGCCCGTCCATTCGAGCCTCTTGGCAAAGGTCGTCGCACTTCGGGCCGTTGTCGTAGTTGTGGAGCCAAACGAGGAACGCGGCGGCCCCGACGACAGCAAGGAGGATGAATCCTGCTTGCATCGCCTCGCGCCTCTCTTTGCGCTTCTCGGCCGCGCTAGGCTTCGTAGCCCGGTACATCACTGCAGAAGCTCAGAGCCGTAGATTTGGCAGGAATCACCGAGAGGGAGGACCAGGCGAGCACCAATCCCGATGAGCAGCGCCCCGAAAGCGCCTGTGAGATACACCGTCCTGCCTTCGTACTGCCAGAGGCGGATACAACCCGGTCCGTAGCTGATCCGCCAAAGGCCATATTGGCGCGCGATGATCGCCTGCGAGATGTCTATCACCTTGACGACCCCAACCACCTCAGGAAGCGGCGTTGTCGTCGGCGTCGGTACGACCACGGCAGGCAGTTCGCGAAAAACGTGCCAACCGCGCTCGCTGGTCCAAACGAGCCCGGAGCCTCCGTCGAGGTAAAACCCACCGCCAGCACCGTACGGGCCATAGTCGATCCACAGGAGGCCAGTCGGCTGAGTCGGTGAGTAGACGTGCCAGCCCCTCTCGGTAGTCCACACCTGCCCACTGACCGGATCCCACCAGAAGCCGCCGCCGGCGCTGCCGTAGGTCAGAGAATTGACCCAGAACTGGGCGGGAGCGGCATGTGCGGGTTCGGCGTCCCGCGAGACCACCGTGAGGGCCCCAAAGCCCACGACCAGGACGAACGCGATTGCGATCAACGAACGGCGCATGACGCTCCCCTTTGTGAAGATCTCGGCATGCCGACAGCGCTTGTCGCGTTTTCGCCAACCGCCCGTTGTAAACGCGGCGCCATCTGCCTAAGTTCGATCCACCAATTGAGGAGGGGTGAAATGCCCAAGGCAGTCGAGAAGCCGCAGGCCAAGCTGGTAGTGAAGTGGCAGCCGCTCACGCGCGGGACGCTCCCGCGGCCGGAGATACGGTTCCCGTTCCCGGAGGAGGACTGAATGGACGCACTGTTGACCGTCGTGAGAGGGGCGACGCCTGCCGAGCTGTTCGAGGTCGTGGCGACGTGGGAAATCATCATTCCGCCGACCCCTGTCCGCGATCAGTCCCTCCGGTTAATCGAAGCACTGTCCCAAGAATCAGCCGCTGATCATCTGGATGGAGACTGGGCCACCGTTCCACCAGCTGCTTGGGAAGCAGAGCGGCCGCTGTCGGATTGAGGTGAACCCCGAGCGCAACGAGTAGCTGTTCGGCAGAGATGCCGAGGATGCTGATGAGTTTGTTGATGGTCGCCACGTCCGGCTCCTGCTCCTCGCTTTCGAGGCGATACACGATCCCCTTCGTTCGCCCGAGCCGCTCAGCCAGCTCGACCGGCGTCATGCCGGCTTCCATCCGCTTGCGGGCTATAAGGTCGCCGAAGCCTTTTTTCATGGCCGACCAAGAATATCGAGATTTGGGGGTTGACATGTGTACCCCCTTGTTCGAAGATTGCTCCACCGGGGTACACAAAGCGAACCGGAGGAGAGGTACACATGCCTGGCACGAACTCAACCCCGTTCACGATTCGGCTTCCGAACTGGCTTTGGGAGCAGATCGATGATGCAGGGGCGCGGGTCGGCATGAAGCGTGCGGAGTATCTGCGCCGTCACCTCTCAGCGGTTCATCCGTGTGTCCCGGAAGTTCGAAAAACGAACGAATCAGTACGTACTTCGAACCAAGCCGCCGAAGCCACTGAGGAGCCCGACTGGGCGGCCTCACCACTGCCAAAGGACTGAGCGCGATGCCATCAACGACGACGGAGAAGCCCTACACGCTGGGGCAGCTCACCAAGGCACTCGGCGAGGCGAAGGAACAGGCCCTCGACGCGGCCAACACCATCTACCGGATCGTCCACCTGCTTGAGGACACCGAGGAGCAGACCATCGCCTGGCGCAATTCCGGGCAGAAGGCCGGCTGAGATGCCGCGCCCCATCAAGTTCCCGACGCCCACCGAGTCACCGGCACCTCGCGGACCAGGCCGACCACGCCGCCGCACGTACGACGAGATCGTGGCTGCCGGCGAGCTGGACCAGGCGCGACTTGCGCGGCGGTTGAAGCAGGAGCGGGAACGGGCGCGGGAGCAACGAGAGGCGAGCCGCCTGCACAAGCGGGCTGACACCAATCGGAGGTAGATGCGGATGAAAGCGCCGCTGAAAGAGCGGCAATAGGGCTGGTGGAAGTCCAGCAACGCAAAGGCCGGGGTGCTAGCCCCGGCCCTCAGCCCCGAAGGGAGTCTCCTATGACCACTCAGACGATACCGCAGACGGCCGACTTTGACGAGTGGGAAGACTGGACCGCCATCGTCAACGCGCCCGCGGAGCCCACGACCGTCCAGGACGCCTGCTGGCTGCCGGTGGAGCCCAAGCGGCTGCTCATCACCTTCCAGCCTTGCGGAGATTTTGTCCTGATGCTGGACCTGCCGGACGGCTTCGATTCGCCTGAGGCGCTGATCGGGAAGCCCCTGGCCTGCGGCGGATACCTCTGCACGGGGGAGATCGTCCGATGAGCTGGGCCGTGTACGACGTGAACCGCGAACAGGGCGAGCGCGACCGTGAAAGCGCCGAGGTCGCGTGGGAACAGTCCATCGATTACGAGGCCATCGCCCAGGAGCTTGCCGCCGAAATCTGCGACACCCACCCATCGCTCCGGTCGGGCGAAAGCCGGCTGATGGGTGCGCTGCAGCGCTTCTTCGACACGTTCCAGGGAGTGGACGACGTGGCCAAGGCCGGCGTCGAGCTGGGCGTGTCCAAGCCGTTCGATGATGACTTCGTGGCCTGTTGGGTCCGCGACAACGTGAGCGGGTGCGACCGTGCCTGAGTACGTCGAACTCGAAGAGGGATTCGTCATCGACGCCGAGACGGGCGAGGTCATCGACTGCCCCACCGGCGAGGACCCGCTGTTCATGGCGGCGCAGCGCTTCTACGACGCGAAGCAGCAGGCGAAGGAGTGGGGCGCCCGCGCCGGCCTCTATCAGCAAGTGCTCCTTCGCGGCCAGGAGTCGAAGCGTGCTCAGTACGGCCCCGTGGTCATCAGCACGCGGCGCGACTTCTACACGAGCTTCGACGCCGAGGGCTTCCGCCAGTGGGCAGAGAACGAGGAGCTGCCGGCGCAGGCCTGGCGGGCGTTCGCGCTCGCGGCCAAGGGCTTCGATCGCGGGCTCATCCCGGATGAGGACCTGCGGGGGCTGATCGAAGACTACTTCGAACAGAAGGAGAAGGCCCCGTTCGCGATGGCCTCCCCCGTCACCCAGCGGGCGCCGGCCATTCGCCACGTCGAGCGCGAGGTTCCCGCCGATGCCTGACCCGATCGCCCCTGTCCAAACCCACGTGACCAGCCTGACCCGCGACACCTTCCGCGCCTACTGGCACGGCCCTTCGCGCGAAGTGGCGATGCGCTTCCCCTTCGCGGTGGAGGCGGGGGATCGCGTGGAGCTGCTCGAGCTGGGCAGCCGGGCGGGAAGGAAGCTGCTCTGCCGCGTGATTGCGGCACCCACCGACGATACGGCCGCAACGCTGGCCATTACCGGGCGCGTGTCGCCCTCAACGAGGAACAGGTAGATGGACGCGGAGAAACAAGCCGAGCTGCTCAAGCCATTCGCTCCGGAGCAGATTCACCAGCTGCCCAAGGGCGGCACAACGCTCGACTACGTGGGGCATGCCGAGGTAACCCGGCGGCTCCTGCAGGTTGACCCGGAATGGAATTGGGAGCCGATGGCGTTCACGGCGGACGGGCTGCCCTCGATGATCATCGCCGACAACGGCAACCCGATCGGGCTCTGGATCAAGCTCACCATCTGCGGCGTGACCCGGCTCGGCTTCGGTTCCTGCCTCGCCAACAAGGGCGAGAGCGAAAAGGAGCTGATCGGGGACGCGATCCGGAACGCGGCGATGCGTTTCGGCGTGGCGCTCGATCTTTGGAGCAAGACGCCGATCGAGCAGGATGGGAGCTTCCAGCCGCGGCGGGAGCCCGGAGGATGGGACAACCATCGCGCTCCCCAGCAAATGGCGCGCCAGGCGTCTCCTGCAGCCCCTGCGGCGGCACGTGCGCCCGGAGGCAATGCCTGCGCCCTGGCGAACGGCAAACCCAACTGGACCTACTTCTACGGCACAGCGAAGGCCCTGGGATACGACCAGGGCGCGGTGAAGCGATTCGCGGGAGTGGACAGCCTCGGCGACTGGTCCGCCGATGACCTCCAAGCGCTCCTGCAGCGCATGAGGCGGGCGAACGACCCCGCATCCCAGCTTCCCCCTGCCGATGAGGTTCCGGGCGACGCATGCGCCTATCCGGGCTGCTACGCCACGGCGACGCGCCTGGTGAACGGGGAACTCTGCTGCGCTGATGACGGCCACGTTCTGCAGCCGGCCGCGGTAGGTGCGAAATGAGGCGCCCTACCTGGCGGCGTCGCGAGCCAAGCGGGGAAGGCTTGCCCCTCGAAGAACTGGTGAGTTGCAACGAAATCCGAATTGCCGCTGAGCGCGACGCTTCGAACTGGGAGCGCGAACACGGCAACCGCGTCATCGAACGCGAGGCCGCCCTAGCCGCGCTCGACCTGCACCAACGGGCGATCGCGGAGTGGGTCGCGGCGAAGGAGGCCTACGAGCGAGGCGAGACACATAGCGGCGACCGGCTGATCGATGCCGAATTTGCGCTTCGCCTCCTGGCGCCTGCCCGATGAGCGCCCCGCAGATCGCCATCGTGCTGGCCATCCTGGCCGTCGGCATCTACCTGTGCGCCGTCGCCTGTTTCGGAGAGGACGGCCTCTTTCGTGACTGAGCGCGACAACCCCCTCCCGCGTATCCGGCGACTCCTCAATTCCGAGGCGCGCCGTGTCGACTGCGGCGACTGCTCAAAGCCCGTGTACCAGTTCGGCAAGCCGTCCAAGGTCGGCGACGGCAAGGGCGGCTGGATCGAGAGCGTCCCGCGGAAGTACGACGTCGACGGCCGGCTGCATAGCCACGAGGCTGCCTCATGAGCGCCCGCACCACGAGGCACGTTCACCACTGGCGGATCGCCGAGTCGGCAGACGTAACCCACCGTTTCCCGGCCGTGTGCAAGCACTGCGGGGCAGAGAAGGCCTTCGCGGATGAGGACGCGCTCTACATGAGCGGCAACCAGGGCGGACGCTTCGGCGACTCTCGCGGCCAGCACCACCGGCCCATGCGCGAGATCGGCATCAACCCCGCCAGTTCGGAGCGTTATCGGACACAGAAGGATGGCGGATGAATGTGCCGGTACCAGGCTGGCTCATCGATGACTACCTCCTCAGCGGGAGGCTCAGCCGCGCCGCGATGGCGGCCACCCTCGCCCTTTTCTCCGCCGGCACAGTCCAGGAGGACGACGTGACAAACACCCCGTGCGTGTACCGGAAGTGGACCCGTGAGCAGTGGGCGAAGCGTGCCGGCTGCGCCCCACGGCAGATCGCAGAGGCCATTTTTCAGCTGGTCAACGCGGGCATTTTGGCCGTCCATCCGTCGAAAAAGGTCAACGAAGCGGACGGTTACCGCATCCCACTGGAACGTCCCCGTTCGGCGGTTTCCGCCGATCTAGTTCGGCGGTTTCCGCATGACGGCCAGATTCCCCGTTCGGCGGTTTCCGCACCCCATGATCATGATGATGATGATCTCTCTACTCTCTCTGATCGATCTCTCGTTTCTTCTCTGAACCAGATCCAGTACTCCCGATCAGATCAGATCATCATCATCACGCGCGCGGAGCTTTTTGCCTCCCTCGAAGCGCTTGGGGTCGACAATGCTGACGCGCTGATTGCCCGCTTCGGCGCCGAGCTGGTGGCCTCCGAGGTCCACGCGTTTTGGGACGCGCTTCCCCCGCCTCGGTGCCGCTACGGCGACCACGGACCGACTGCGGACGGGCAGCGGATGGAGCCGACCGGCGAGGACTGCGAGCGCTGGGAGTGCCGGCTGGAGGCGAGCATCTGGGAACGCCCCGCGGCCGGTTTCGTGGCGGCGCTCAAGCAGGCCAAGGCCAAGGCCGACCGACTGGCGGCGCGACGATGACCGCACCGACCAGGGCGTTACCCGAGGGCACGAGCTACCGCGATGGTGGCTGCGCGCACCACCCGAGTTGCCTGACCTGCCCGTTTGCCGAATGCGTGCTCGACGTTCCGTTGAGGCTTCAACGAGCCGAGGAGCGGCGCGCCAAGGTCCACGCCCTCCAGGCATTGGGCAAGCAGTTCCACGAAATTGCCGCGGAGACGGGCATCTCGCTCCGCACCGTTCAGCGTCTGTCGGCTGCGTACGTCCCACAACGGCGGCGCCGCACGCGAACCGAACGCGAGACCATCTCGGCGCGGCTCAGGCAGGAGCTGCCGAGGCGGTTTCCTCCCGGGACGGAATGGCCCTCGGGTGCGGCCAAAGCGTTGGCGGCAGAGTTCGACTGTCCGCAATCGCTGGTGAGCGCGATCCGGGCAGAGCTGGGGCTAACGGCCAGTCTCGACGCGCACCTCCGCCGCTTTGCGAGGTTGGCGCGATGAGCGCGGCCTGCGTAGTCGCCTCCTGCCTCGGCTGCACCGGCCGCTACTGCCGGTACGACACGCGCCGGTACCCGGTCGACCTGAGCGGGCGCCAGGCGGTGGACAACCTGGACCGCAAGGGCATGCCTCCGGAGCAGATCGCCGTCGAAATGGGGCTGCCGCTGAGCGCGGTCATGCGCCGCCTGGAGCGGATTCGATGAATTGCGGCTTCATGGTCAACGCCAGAGGCGAGCGGTGCGTGCATCCGTACGGGCACAGCGGCCCCTGTCACGCCGACACGCGCCAACCGCTTTCCGCTCCCCGGCCAGTACGGCGGGATGAGGCGGCCAAGCGCATCGCGACCCAGCCGATAGGCAGGCTTGCGCGGGCCACGTTCGGCCAGGTGCTTGCTGCCGCGCCGATTGAGCCGCGCCGAGCAGCACAGCGCCCCCAACCGTGCGAGGAAGAGCGAGTCGAGCTGGTGCCTGTCGAGCGCATTCAGTGCTCCGGCGACTTCGGCGAGCTTTGCCCGGTCCGAACCACTCACCCGTCCGGCATCTGCCAGTACCACGGCAAACGCGGCGACTTCGCCGAGTAAGCATCCGAGCCGGCGGCACCGGCACAACCACGCACACCCAAGGAGAACACCATGGAACTCTCGAACTTTCGCCACGGCGACGTCGCCCTTTTCGGCATCGCCCAACTCCCGCCCGACGCCGTCCGCGTCGACACAGAGGGCGACATCATCCTTGCCCTGGGCGAAGTCACGGGCCACGCCCACCGGATCAAGCAGTCGCGCCGCGTGAGCCTCTGGCAGGCAGCCGGACAGCGCTACGTCACGGTGGAGGCCGATCCGGACGGCGGGGAGGCTGCGGCTCTCGACCACGAGGACCATGGCCACATCCCGATCGTGACGGGCACCTACCTTGTGCAGATTCAGCGCGTTTACGCACCGGAAGGCGTCCGACCGGTGGCCGATTAGGTGGCAGCGCCAGCCGTCCGCAAGCAGCGCATCGAGAAGCTGACCCCCGAACAGGAGGCGCGCTTCGGCGAAGTCCGCGACAAGTGGCTGGCCAGGGGGCTGGCCACCGGACCGATCGACCGGCAGACGGCGAGGGCGGCAGTGGATGCCGCCTATCGCTGCGCCGGGCTTGAACCGCCGCCCATCCTCGTTTTTCTGGACTCGCCAATAGCCGGCGCCGTCGGCGCCGGCTTCGTGAAATGGGGATTCAGGGCTCAGGTCGGGGATCAGGTCGGGGATCAGGTCGGGGATCAGGTCGGGGATCAGGTCAGGGATCAGGTCTGGGCTCAGGTCTGGGCTCAGGTCTGGGCTCAGGTCAGGGATCAGGTCTGGGATCAGGTCGGGGATCAGGTCTGGGCTCAGGTCGGGGATCAGGTCGGGGATCAGGTCAGGGATCAGGTCAGGGC